GACGCCTTGGTGTTCACAACGCAGTTCTGGTACTCAGCCGAAGCGGCAGAAGCCACCTGGTTGGAAACGATCCCGGGGCTGATGACCAGCGTCGTGCCACCAGCGGGAACGCTGATAACGCGGAAGGTCTTGAGTTGGCCGGTGTCGCCCTTGGTGATGTGATGAACAGCGTTCACACCAGCAATCGTGAAGCAGTCGCCAGCGGCAACGCCAGTGCTGCTCGACACGGTGATGGTCTGGTAACGGTTGTCCACGTTGAGGCGTTCAGCGGTCGTCGGGGACGTGCTGATCGCTTTCGGGATCTGGTAGTTGTTCGCGGAGTCGCGGGTGTCGATGGTGATGCCAGAACCAGCAGCAGCAGCGATACGGTTCGCGTAGTCGAGCTTGAAGGTGTCGAAGCTCGCAACCTGGCCGATGTAGGCGCGGTCGTAAGCGGTCAACGTCTTGCCAGACAGCGTCTGACGACCAGCGAGGTTGTTCGCCATGCCGTTGTAGTCGCGGGTGGACAGAGCGAGGTAACGCGAATCGAAGTTCACGCCCTGCTCGTTGAAGATGGCTTCGCACTGGGCGACATCATCAAACCCGGTGGCGGCAGCGAGACGCTTCACAACGAGCGTGCCCTGAGCGGATGCGACGTTCATCACAGCCACGTTGATGTCGCTCGCCAGCTTCTGCTTGGCGGCGTCACCGAGGCGCTGTTCCTGAAGAGCGTCACGCAGTTCAGTGGCCGTCATAACCCACGGCACAGACTGGTTGAACCCGATCGTGGCAGGCACAGCCAACTGGATGTAGTCCGTGAAGTTGCTCGTCATATCCGTGCCCGAGTAGGACTTGGAGATGTACGGCTGCGGACGCCAGATGGTGTTGTTGGTGCGTTCCATCATCGTCTGATCGGTGTTGTAGATCGAGACGTTGCGGGACAGGACAAGAGCGTCTTGGAACCCTTCAAGAAGGTTCTCGAACGCCACTCTTTCTTCTTTGCTGAATGAATTAGGCATAACTTAGTTTTGGTTTTTGAGCTGCTTTTTGAAGGCGATAACTTTGGTAAAGTCCCCACTGCGTGCCGCTTCTTCACGCAAGCGATCCAACTGAGCGTTGGACGTACCGAGACTACCGTTTCCGTTGATCCGTTTTTCGGGAGGGGGTGCTTGTTTCTTTTGCACAGAGAGTTGAGTTTCGAGTTTTGCTACTGCAAAGGCGAACTGAACCGGATCAGTGATCCCAGCCAGTTCCTTGGCCTTGTTTGGGTTCTTGCCTAGGGCATAAACCATAACAGCCGGGTTCTGGGCTCCCTGAAGAATGATGCCTTGCTGCGTTACACTCAGTGTTTCGAGCACAGTGTCTTCAGCGTCTTGAAAGTCTGAAACCTTCAGCCCCGTCTTAGACTGGGTGTAGGTTTCGAGCTTCTTCTGCCAAGTCTGCTGTTCTTCCTGCTGTTTGGCCCTGTACTTGGCTTCAGCCTCTTCAGACTGTCGCTTTCGCTCGAACCAACCAGCAAGCTCGTTCTCGAACTTGTCTGAATCGTAATCGCAGTCCTCAAGCGTTGGTTTCTTGCCAGGCGTAACAGGACTTTGCTCTGTTGCCGGTGAAACTGCTTTGAGTCGCTCCTCAAGTTCGCGCTTCTCGCGCTGCAACTCGCGGTAGTTCTTCCTCAGGTTGCGCACCCATTCAGGTGCCTGCTTCTCTTCCTCCTCGGGGGCCGGCGATTCCCCAGCGATAGTCACCACATCTTCTTCCTGCTGCACCTCTGTCTGCTGCTCAGGCTCCACCGGGGTGGCCTCTGGCTGCTGGACTTCGATTACTTCAGGTTCCGTTGTGGCTGTATCTTCTGCCGTGTTGTTGGTGCTCATGTGTACAAAAAACTAACACAAATGCAAGCACTATTGCATCTGCGGCTGAGTTGCTTGAGTTAAGCGATCTGCCAGCGCAAAGATTCGATCCTGATCGGTCGTGCTGACCTTGGAAAGCGTCTCAGTCGTCTTGGCGCGAGCCTCTTCAGCCCTAGCCACTGCGAGGATACTGTCTGCCTGCGCTTTAGAAGCCCGTGCAATGGCCTCTTCGCTCGCAGCCTGCAAGTACTGCGCCTGCGGGTCAGGCTGGGCATTCTGGGCCTCCACAGCCATTTCCTGCGCTTCAGTGTCAGTGGGCCTGACAACACCCATTCTGAGCAGCTTCTTGCGGAAGTAGTCGCGAACGTCTTCGACCCCTTCTCCGTCCATGTTGAGCATTGCCATGGCAGAGAGCACCTGAGTCATCTCAGGGTCCTGGGTGAGGGTCATCATGTCAGTCAGAGCGCGAACAGTGGCTCCACGCTTGGTCTGGCTGCTTGGGCCAACAAGAACCTGCACGTCGTAGTCAGCGTCTGACATGTCGTTTTCGTACTCGATCTCGCCCTCTTCATTGACGACAGGTTTCATCAGCTCCACAGGCTCCATCTTCCCGTTGGAAGCGACAGACTTCATCTTGCGGCCTTGCTCGACGAAGATGTCCTTGGCAATGGACAGCCAGATCTCGCCACACCGTTTCACGGCTTTTGCCATGTTGGACATGTAGATGAATGTCTGCATGTCGAGGCGCTGCTGGATCAGTTCCACGGTCTTGCCGGAGAGGTGAGACACCATCTTGTCGCCCTGTTGGGGGCTGCCCAAGATCTCCTGCATATCGGCCTCTGTAAGCTGCAAGAGGGCAGCCATGGAGGGAGGGATGGAAGGAGGCTTGGTGTAGGCCACAGGACCGCCGGGGGCAGTGTTCCCGTTGGCGTCAGTGATCGGGTTGATCAGCAGGTATGGGTAGTTCTTGAGGTTGTCCTCTGCCCACATCAACTGGTGCCCGGCGACCTGTTCAGGAAGCAGGATCGGCTTCTCGACTGCACTAAGGGCAGCGATCTCGCCCAACTTACTCAACTGCATGTTTTTAAGCCGCTGAGCGTCCTTGGCGAGGCGCACATGGCCCATGCAACGCTCTACGTTGTCCACGAACCACCGCTTCCCGTACACAGGGACAATCGGGATGTTCTTGCCGGCGATGTAGCCACAGTCCTCAAGGATCTTCGCCCCGGACATGATGTACTTGCGCACCTTACGGGTCTTAACCTTCTTACGCCGGACTTCTTTCCAGCCCGTGGCGAGCATTTCTTCTTCCTCATCGAGTTCATCAGGCCCGAGGGACTCCTCTTTGCCACTAAAGTCGCGATAGATGCGGATCTGCTGGGAGACTTCTTCGACGACGTAGTACTCAGCGACGTAAACGACTGAAGGAGTGTACCAGTCGAACTGGGAACGAGTGATCGTCTTGGGCCAGGTGGACGGGTCATCGTTCCATTCAGCCTTGTAGGCGTCATACGTCATGCTGGTGAGCACGAAACACCGTTTGGCATCAGCCTTATCCTGCCGTTTGGCCCCGAGATCGAAGTAAACGCTGGTGTCAGCGTCGAAGATCGGCTCGATACAGACTCTCTGCTCGTCTTCCTCTGGATCTTCCTCGTTTTTGTACTCTGTACGGAGCCTCCAAGCTCCAAAACCACCCATTACAGCCTCTTCAAAGGCGTTGTCGTAGGCTTCTTCAGCCGTCGGAGACTGTTCGTCTGCCCGATACAGCCCGGCACAGGTGTCAGCGAGCTTGTCGTACTCTTCGCCTTCCTTGGAAACGAAGTAAACGCCGATCCTGTTGTTGCGGTACTCGTTAATGATCCGCTGGACCGCCATGTGGACCTTGTTGACCTCGAATCGGGGCTTGTTCTCGAACTGTTGGCCTAGTGGTCCTTCCCACTGTGCGCCTGCGAGAGAGCAGAACCTACGGTCACCGAGGCAGTTCATGCGCTCTTGGTAGAGGGCAGATTGGATTTGGTCGAACTCTGCACGGGCTTGCTGGTGAATATCAGCTAATTTGTCTTCGTTCATCGCTTGAAAAAGTTGACTACGGGCATCGCAAACGTGCTGCCTTGTTTGTGGGAAGGTTTACCGGGAAGGGCAGCTCTACTTAAACCACTTACCACCAAATAGCGAGTCGCGTCCATCAAATGGTCGTTATCCTTGACTACACGCCCCTTCTCATCCCGCCTGTAGAGCCTAAACTCGTTGAGCCAGTTCCTGAGTCCTGCAAACACTTTAATACGGTTCTCAGACATCATTTGCCACACACTGTAAAGGCCACTCTCGACAGCATTATTGGCTAACGTGATGTCGAGCCCGTGCTTGCGATACATGCTCAGAAGCTGTTGCCCGTCAGTCTGTGCACGCCCACGGGAAGCTGGGTCGATGACACCTGGGATCTCTCCCCGAGACTTGATCGCTTCAGCGTGTAGGATGGGCTCTGCCTGCCCTCTGTAATACTCGTTATAGAGGAAGGTGACTCCACTGTCTGGGTTAGTTGCTCCCCAGACGACGGCAGTGCGGTTCCAGCCTACGTCCATGCCAAAACACCGCTTCCAGTGCTCAGGAATCGGGAACTCAGGGACGACGAGTTCGCTTTCAGGCACTGGGTAGATGGCACCGGCACCGAGTTGTGGAACGCCTTTGGAGCGGGCGTCCCTCTGGAAGGGCGGGATCGAGGCCCAAAGTTCTTCCTTCTGCTGTTTAGTCAGGTGCGGGACATCGTCCCAAGTGGCCATGCCAACGTATTTACTGCCACTGGAGTGCTCTTGAACTTCTCCGTTGGGCAGGAACGACATGACAGTCTCACTCATGCCCATCAGAGGCGTGAATGTGAGCATCGTCATGCCATTGTTGGTCATCGTTCTCAGTAGACACTCTGTGTACACGTCCAGAGGCGGCTCTTCGTCCAACCAGATGACATCCTGTTCTGAACCTTGAAACGCCTCCCTGCGCTGGTCGTAGGACTTGAAAGTCAGCCTAGACTCGCCACCAGAAGCGTGTCTAACAGAGATCGTCTCGATGGCGTCTGCAACCCCAGCCTTGGCAGTAGTGCGTACAAGATCAGCCTTAGGGATGAGTCCCGTTCCAAACTCCCCGGGAGGCCCAAGCAACTTCATCTGAAGAATGTCACGAGTGGTCTTGCCGGTGTCCCCTGCCGCCCAAGCACTGATAGGCTGGTCAAACTTCCTGCCTTCCCACCATGAGGGATAACGGCCAGTCATATGAAGCACCATCTCATAGCCACCAATCGACTCAGTCTTCCCGATACGGTTGGCAGCCATCATCAGCCGCTCTCTGTACGTCTTGCCGGCAGCGAAGTAAGCGAGGTGCTTGGGGTACAGGTCACGCTTGAGAGGCCCGTCATCAGGGAAGTACGAATTGATCTTGCGCTCCTTCTTACGCCTAAGCGTCTCTTCCAGCAGGAGGGCCAGTTCGAGCTTCTTGTCGATGGAGTCGAGGATGTCGCTCATAAAGAGAAAGCCCCGGACATCTGCACACACAGAGCCGGGGCACACCCACCCAAACCGCCAGTCGCACACCAGTG